CGGAACAAAGATCATTGAAAGGGATATGTACACGCTCAAGATGGGCAAGAAGGTTTGTGAAGACTGGGCATCCCTTTTGCTGAACGAAAGGACTGAGATTATCGTCGAGGATAAAGCGAGTAACCTATTTCTGCAGGGTGATAACCAGATGGGAGGGGTGTTGGGTGAAAATCAGTTTTGGCAGAAATCGAATGCACTGGTTGAAAAAGCATTTTATTCAGGTACTGGGGCGATTGTCCTTCGTATGATCGGCATGTCTGTCAGCAATGATGATGTCATGAAAGATCCCGAGACAAAGATTGTGTTTGAATACCTGTCTGCCCAGAACATTATTCCTCTGACTGTCCTTCAAGGAACCATTATAGACGTGGCCTTTGTCAGTGAGGTTCTGGTAAAAGGAAAGACATATATCTACCTGGAAACACACATCAAGGAAACCTCAGGCTATCAGATTACCAACATCTATCTTGAGAATGATGAAGGAGTGCTCAAACAGGTAGAGCTTCCTCCCGGTATCGTTCCATCTTACAGCACAGGAACGGATATCCCTATGTTTACGGTGATAACACCAAATATAGTGAACAACATTGACGAAAGCGTAGGTTTGGGAATCAGTGTGTTTGCGGATGCCATTGACAACCTTAAGGGCGTTGACCTGGCGTTCAATAATTTCTGTAGAGATTTCAAGCTTGGTGGCAAGAAGGTCTTCATGAATGATAGCTTGACCAAGAGAGATTCTGAAGGGTTTTTGATAACTCCTGATGATGTGGCTCAGCAGCTCTTTGTCCAGTTTGGTGATGAGGTGCTGGATAAGGATAAACTGATATACGAGTACAATCCCCTATTGAGGGTACAGGAGAATAAAGACGGCATCCAGGGTCAGCTTGATTATCTCAGCTTTAAATGTGGTCTTGGCACAAAGCATTATCAGTTCAATGCTGGTAGTATCGTGACAGCTACCCAGTATTCAGGGGATAAGCAGGAGCTGGTCCAAAATGCAAGCAAGCATTGCATTATCATTGAACAGGCTCTTCAAACACTAGTAAAGGCTGTGTTGTGGATTGGCAAAGAGATAATTGGACAACCGGTAAATCCTGATGTGGAGGTCAACATCATATTTGATGACAGCTTCATTATCGACAAAGAATCTGAAAGGCTAAGAGATCAGCAGGAAGTCCGTGACGGACTGATGATGAAATGGGAGTATAGAACCAAGTGGTATGGCGAATCTGAAGAGGAAGCTAAGAAGATGGTCGCATCTGATCTGTCAGATGATGAGCTTATGGGGTTTGGAGGTAGCTGATGCTGACACCAGAACAACTGGATCAATATCCGGATAATCTTGTAAAGCTGTATGGAAAGCTGGAAGCTGATATCATAGCTGATATTTCAAGGCGTCTGGCAAGATACGACTATTTCATCCCATCGGCTGAGTTTCAGTATAGAAAGGCTCTTGAGATGGGCAATGTCCATGATGAGATACTCAAGAAGATGGAGAGTCTCACTGGCAAGAGAAAAAAGGAGATAGAGCAGCTGATGAAGGAAGCTGGTTATGAAACCATCAAGGTTGATGATGGGATCTATAAATTAGCAGGGCTTAAGCCAAGCCCGGTAAGACAATCCCCGGCACTTATATCTGTGTTAAATGCAGGCATCAACAACACCAACGGATTGTTTGAGAACTTGACCAGAACAACAGCAAGCACAACTACCAAACAGTTTGAAAGAGCTCTTGACAGGGCTTTTATGCAAATAACCTCCGGTGCCTTTGATTATGAGACTGCAATCAGGGGAGCTGTAAAAAGTCTTAGTGAAAATGGCATAGCTTCCATAGAGTACCCAAGTGGCAGGATTGGTTATTTGGAATCAGCAGTTAGAAGAGCAGCTCTGACAGGTGTTAACCAGACAGCATTAAAGATCCAGGATGCAAGAGCTGATGAACTAGGGTGTGATCTGGTGGAGACTTCCGCGCATGAAGGCGCAAGACCATCTCATGCAGTGTGGCAAGGGAAAGTATTCAGTAGAAGCGGCAATCATCCAAAGTATCCAAACTTCAGGGAAGTGACGGGTTATGGCACAGGTCCTGGACTAGGAGGCTGGAACTGTAGACACAATTTCTACCCGTTCTTTGAAGGCATATCCACCAGAGCTTATACAGACAAAGAGCTGAAGAATATGCAGACACAAAATTATGAGTACAATGGCAAGAAGATGACTGAGTACGAAGCAACACAGAAACAGCGTTATATCGAAAGTCAGATTAGGCGGTGGAAGAGAGAGTACGACGGAATGGATGTTGCTGGATTGTCTACTGCTGAAGCCTCATCTAAGATAGCCCACTGGAACAATACGCATGATGAATTTCTCAGACAGACAGGTCTTAAAAAGCAATCAGGGCGATTGCAGACTTATGGTCTTTATTAAGAATGACGGGTGCTTTTTTATATGTCTTTGAGCGATAGACGTAAAACAGGCTTATTTTTTATATCAAATTTGGCCAACCTGAGGGCGTAAAAAGTCAGGGCAACAGAGGTGTGACCTCGTAAAAAAACGTAGTTGCAGGAGAAAACCATGAAAAGAGAATTTTTGGAAGAATTAAAGCTCGACAAAGAAGTCATCGACAAAATCATGAACGAAAACGGAAAGGACATCGAGGCCGAGAAGTCAAAGGTAACAACAAAGGATAAAGAACTTGAAGGTATGAAGACTCAGCTAGGAGAAGCAAACAAGCAAATCGAATCATTCAAGGGAATGGACATTGAAGGCATCAAGAAGGCAGCTGATGATTGGAAAACAAAAGCAGAACAGGCAGAAGTAGAGGCAAAGAAGCAGATTGAGAAGCTTCAGTTTGACCATAGTCTTGAAACCGAACTGCAAAAAGCCGGCGCGAGGAATCCGAAGACAGTGAAGGCGTTGCTGAATATGGATAGCCTTAAGAATGCAGACGGAACGATTATAGGTCTGAAGGAGCAGCTTGAGAAACTGAAAACAGATGAAGCTTATCTGTTCAATGAGGATCCAGGGCAAGAAGGAATAGACAAGACAAACATGAAGCTTAACAGCGGATCCTTCCATAATCCTGGCAACAATGTGGATTATGACAAAATGAGTGACGAAGAGTATTACCAAACTTTACAAAAAAACGATAAAAAATAATAAGGAGAATTACCTATGGGAAATGAATTTATCACAATTAAAAACATTGCAAGACAGATACTTCCAAGATTGATTGAGAACCTGGTATTCCCGAATCTGATCCACAAGGATTACTCGGATACTTATGTCAACGGTCTTGGTGCAACCATCCAGGTCAAGAAGCCTGTGATTCTGGAAGCTAAGGATTTTGATGAAGCTGTCGGAACCTCCGCTCAGGATGTGAAAGAGCAATCGGTTGAAGTGACTTTGGACAAGCTGGCAACAGTTGATGTTGAGTTTGGAGCGATCCAGAGAGCAACCAATGTGGCTGATTTGACCAGATTATTTCTTGAACCGGCCGCCGTAGCACTGGCACAGAAGATCAACTCGGATGGGTTGTTCCTGTACAAGGATATCCCTTACACTTCTGGTGCTGCTGGTACGACTCCAGGCGCCTTGACTGACATCGCTGATGTTAGAAAGGTATTGAACGCAAACAAAGTCCCCGTATTTGGAAGAAGAGCGGTATGGGATACCGAGGCTGATGCCAAGTTTACAACTATCGAGGCTATCGTCAATGCTGAAAAATCCGGAAGCACCCAAGCATTAAGAGAAGGCTCCATCGGTAGGATTTTCGGATTGGATAATTATATGTCCCAAGAAGTGAAGTCTCATGCCACAGAAATCACTGCATTCACCACTGTTAAAGTCAATGGAGCTGTCGATGCAGGTGCGACTCAATTGGCCATAGACGGCGTTGCTTTGACAGGCAAGCTGGTCAAAGGTGATGTATTGACTATCAGCGGAAAGACCTATGTCGTGACTGAAGATACAGTGGCGGCAGCTGACAACGCCATCGCTGTTGTAAAAGTGTACCCTGCTCTACCGGCATTGGCAAATGATACCGTTGTTACGAAGGTTGCAGACCATACAGCAAACCTGGCATTCAACCCGAATGCGTTTGCTTTTGTGACAAGACCATTGATAGCACCGGCAGGCGTTGAGTCTTATGTCACTTCTTACAACGGGGTTACTTTGAGAGTTGTTAGAGGTTATGACATGAAGTACAAAAAAGAGATGCTCTCTATGGATGTTCTTTATGGCTATAAGACCATGTATCAAGAACTGGCAGTAAGAGTATTGGGATAAGAGGAGGCAGTTATGGCATATGCTGATTATGTGTTTTATGTAAGTGATTATAAAGGCATTGCCATTACTTCTGATGATTTTGACAGGCTTATCACCAGGGCAAGCGCCTACATCGATAATATAACCGGTGGCACCGCATCATTGTATGAAGATGACGATGCGGTTAGAATGGCTGCTTGCTCTGTTGCTGAAGCTTGGCAGAAAAATGAAAAAGGTGGCGAAGTGCAAAGCGAATCGGTTGGCAGCTGGACAAGAACCTATGCAAAAGCCAACACAACCAATGATAAGAAACTGTATGATGCCGCCAAAATATATTTGAGCAGAACAGGTCTTTTGAGCAGGTGGACATGATGTTTAATGATACCTGCACAATTTACAACAAATATACTGACTCATCAGGAGTTGAGAAGTGGCAGAGAACCGTGCTGGAAGGTGTTTTCTGGGATGGTGTGCACGGTGCTAATTTCAAAAAGACAGGCTTGGAAAATGCCGACACCGTAATGCTGATCATTCCAAAGTCTGTCAGAAGCGTCAATGCTTATAAGCAACCTAAGCAGTGGCAAACCCTTCAGACAAAATCAGGCTATTTTACGATTGCATCAGGTGACACAATCATCAGAGGCGCTATCGCCTATAATGTTGTCAGATCCTCAAAAGAACTTGAACAGTTTGATGATTGCCATAAAGTGACAAAAGTCGATTTCAAAGGTTTCGGAAGTGATATGGACCATTGGGAAGTAGGTGGCAGATAATGCAGATAGTTGCAAGAATTGATACGCCAAGAGGCAGTGTAGTTAAAACAAAAGACGGTGTTGCTAGACTCATCTGGAACCCGGACTTCCAACCCAATTGGCAGCATCGTTATACCAAGGCTCAAATGTTCGTTGACAGCGAGGTTTTAAGGCTGTCTGACCCCTACATACCCTTTCAGTCAGGAATGCTTAAGAAAAGCGGTATTTTGGGCACTGAGATAGGAAGTGGTACAGTGGTCTGGAATGCGCCTTATGCCAGGTACTTGTATTATGGTAAGGCTATGGGAGGTGTGGCCCCTAAGCATGTTTTGAACAAGAACCTGACCTATCATGGCGCTCCTCAACGAGATGCCTTTTGGTTTGAGCGTATGAAAGCGGACAAGGGAAAACAGATATTAAGAGGTGCCGCTAGATTGGCAGGAGGTAGCGAATGAGCATCATTAAATCATTGCAGGATTATCTAAAAACCTATGACAACATGGAACTAAGGGAAATTCAAACCATGATGACCGACACCACTTTAAATGTCCCGTCAAGCTATGCTGTGGCGCCAACTGGCAATAGCAAAGTCATCACTGACATTGCAGGCAACAAGACCTACCAGAACAATTATGTCTTCTACGCCAAGGAAGCTGCCGCTGATGAAGTGGATCGGCAGGACAACTATGATTTCCTGGAAGATTTCTGCGGTTGGATAGAAGAACAAAATGACCAAGGGAACTTTCCGGTTTTGCCTGAAAACTATGAAGTTGAGGAGATCAATGTGTCAAACATTTTATTGTTTGATATCGAAGATGATGGAACCGGTCTATATCAGGTTCAGATTCAAATGATTTTTATTAAGAAGAAAGGATAAATAATATGGGAAAATTAAAAAGATCGTTATTTGCCGTATTTTTAAATACGGGTACAAGTGAAACCCCAGTATACAGTCTGATGGGTGAGGGTATCACCGCACAGACGGTCAACTACAATCCTCAAGTATCTGAGGAGAACTATATACACCAGGACAGCGGTGTTACCGATGTTGAAAGCTATAAGGTATCAATTCCGACTCCTCAGACAGCTATCGCCGGAGATGCGGTATTCACCTTTGTTGACAAGCTAAGAAAAGACAGAGCTGTATTGTCAGCTGCAAGATCCGATGTGGTTTTGGTCGAGTTGTATGGAACTGAAACAGCCGGTGCATATCCTGCTGAGAAGAATACCTGTTCGATTCAAATTGATGACTTTGGTGGGGAAGGCGGTTCGAGTATCGCCATCAACTACACCGTCAATCTCATCGGAGATCCTGTTAAGGGCACATTCAATCCGACAACCAAGGCCTTCACAGAAGATGTTTAATAGTTGATTTAGGGTCCTGTGTCATGCAGGACCTTTAATTTAGGAGAGAAAGATCATGAGTAATTTAAAAATAAAAT